AAGTCGATGGAATTCTATTTGAAAAAGTAGATAGACTTCATGCAGATCTGAATAAAGAGACAGACACAATCAAGAAGGGTTGTGAGAGAGACATCCGCCTAGTGGATGATAGACTCAGGATGATGGAGAAAAAGATGTGGTCCATCTTTGGTGGTCTTGCTGTGATCTCTTTCCTCGTCAGTGTCCCAGGTCAAGCATTGCTTAGGTCATTGACACCTGGCGATCCATCTGCTATGGTGGATGCAATGGACCGCTCTGCATGGATTACGTCGATGACAAATACATCCGACTTCTCAGCACCAGGCTAGAGAAATACAAACACGTCAAATCAGGACTATATAACTTCCGCTGCCCTTACTGTGGTGATTCACAGAAGCATAAGAATAAGGCACGGGGGTATTTTTTTCTGAAGAAGACTGAATACATCTTCAAGTGTCACAACTGTGGCATGGGTAGATCGCTGTCTAATTTTCTAAAGGACAATGCTGCTGACCTTCATGGTGAGTTCGTCATGGAGAAATATAAGCAGGGGATGACTGGTAAAGGTAGGCACACACCTGCTCCTGAATACAAAGGTGCAAAGCCAAAGTTTGCTAACAAAGTGACAGATCTCACTCCAATCAGCGAGCTAAATACAACGCACCCCGCCAAGAAGTATCTTCTTGATAGAAGAATCCCAGAGGATCAACTGGGTAGATTCTTCTATGTTGACAAGTTTAAGAGGTGGGTCAATACTCAACGCCAGACATTTGATAATCTACAGAATGACAGACCTAGAATTATTATCCCTCTCATTGACAAGGACGGTAATTGGTTTGGCATTCAGGGTAGATCTATGGCAGCAACTTCTACGCTACGATACATCACCGTGATGTTTGAGAATCAACTCAAACTATTCGGACAAGACCAAGTAAACCCAGAGGAGACAGTGTATGTCACAGAAGGACCCTTCGATAGTACTTTCATTAAGCAATCTGTCGCTATGTGTGGCAGCGATGTTGACCACCGCACTCTTCCTTATACACATAGGGTCTGGGTCTTCGACAACGAGCCAAGAAATCGACAGATCGTGCAGCGCATTGATTCGGCAATTGGAAGCGGCGAAGCAGTAGTTATCTGGCCGAAGTCAGTAAAAGAAAAAGATATTAATGACATGGTGTTGGCAGGACTTGACCCTGCTGCTATAATAAAGAGCAACACCTTTTCAGGATTAAAAGCAAAGGTACAACTTACAGATTGGAAAAAGGTATGAGCAACACAGTTGTCAAACGCAACGGACAGGTGGAAGAGATCCACCTAAGTAAAATCCATGAAATGGTAGAGCACGCTTGCAGAGGACTTGCTGGTGTGTCAGAGTCGGCAATCGAAATGAATGCTAACCTGCAACTATTTGATGGCATCAAAACCAGTGACATCCAAGAGATTCTTGTGCGCTCTGCTAATGATTTGATTACATTGGAGGCACCAAACTATCAGTTTGTGGCAGCACGTCTGCTTCTGTTTGGTCTTCGCAAGCAAGTATATAATGGACACCCAGACTTGCGTCCTCATATTCAGGAGCATGTATGGGACTGCGTTAATCGTGGTGTCTATGATAAAAGTATCCTTACAACATATAGTGATGATGAGTGGGATCAGATTGAATCATTCATTGACCACGACCGTGACTATTTGTTTACATATGCTGGTCTAAGGCAGGTCGTTGATAAATATCTCGTGCAGGATCGATCGTCTGGAGAGGTGTATGAGACACCCCAGCAGATGTACATCATGATTGCAGCAACTCTCTTCCAAACCTATCCACAAGAGACAAGACTCGATTATGTCAGACGATACTACAACGCAATCTCAAAGCACAGGATCAACATCCCAACCCCCATCATGGCAGGGGTCAGGACCCCTCTACGACAATTTGCTAGCTGTGTTCTTGTTGATGCTGATGACACCCTCGATAGCATTTTTAGCAGTGACATGGCTATTGGTTACTACGTTGCTCAAAGGGCGGGGATTGGCATCAACGCAGGCAGAATCCGTGGCATCAACAGTAAAATCAGAGGCGGAGAGGTTCAACACACAGGTGTTATCCCTTTCCTCAAGAAGTTTGAGAGCACTGTCAGATGCTGTACTCAAAATGGCGTCCGAGGTGGAAGCGCAACTGTCCACTTCCCCATCTGGCACAGAGAGATCGAAGACATCATCGTCCTCAAAAACAACAAAGGCACAGAAGACAACCGAGTAAGGAAACTTGACTATTCTATCCAAATTAGCAAACTATTTTATGAAAGATTCATCGGAAACGGAGAGATGGCGCTTTTCAGTCCTCATGATGTCCCTGGGTTGTATGACGCTTACGGGACTGATGAGTTTGACGCTATGTATCTTGGTTACGAGGGGGATGAGTCAGTCCCTAGACTCACCATCTCTGCCCAGCAGCTCTTCCTTGATCTACTAAAGGAGCGAGCAGAGACAGGTCGTATTTACATCATGAATATCGACCACTGTAATACTCACTCCTCCTTCAAGGACAAGGTGAATATGAGTAACCTCTGTCAGGAGATCACTCTACCTACTGATCCTATCAATCACATTGATGATCGTGGTGGTGAGATTGCTCTGTGCATTCTCTCTGCTATCAACGTGGGTAAACTGAAGTCCCTAGATGAGATGGAAGACCTCTGTGACCTCTCTGTGAGGGGTCTGGAGGAGTTGATTGACTACCAGGAGTATCCAGTCGCTGCTGCTGAGCGTAGCACGTTGGCACGTCGCTCTCTGGGTATTGGATACATCGGACTAGCACACTACCTTGCTAAGAATGGTGAGCATTACGATGACAAAGGTGCATTGAGACTCGTCCATGAGTTGACTGAAGCATTCCAATACTACCTGCTGAGAGCATCTAATAGACTCGCTCAAGAGCGTGGTCCATGCGAAGCATTCCACCGCACCAAGTACTCTGATGGACTTCTACCATTAGATACATATAAGAAGGATGTCGATGACTTAGTAGCACCAGAATACAACTATGATTGGGATTCTCTTAGGCAATCTATCGATGAATACGGACTCAGGCACAGCACTTTGTCCGCACAAATGCCATCGGAAAGCAGTTCCGTTGTGTCAAACGCAACAAATGGAATTGAGCCACCTAGAGACTACTTGTCCATTAAAAAGTCCAAGAAGGGACCTCTTAAGCAGATTGTTCCTCAATTCAATACACTGAAGAATAACTATACTCTCCTATGGGAAATGCAATCCAACAAAGGATACGTTGAGATTGTTGCAGTCATGCAGAAATTCTTTGACCAAGCCATCTCAGGCAACTGGTCTTATAACCCAGAGAAATTTGAAAATAATGAAGTGCCTGTATCCGTTATGGCACAAGACCTACTAATGACCTACAAGTATGGTTGGAAAACTTCTTACTATCAAAATACATACGATGCCAAAAAAGATGTAGACGAGCCTGCTCATTCAATTGGATGGGTTGATGAGACTACTTCCAAACTAGACAATCTCTTAGCGGAGATTGATGCAGGCGACGAGTCTGAATGCGATGCCTGCAATGTCTAAGGACATTACTATCACACTCAGCAAGGACTTACAAGAAGAATTTGAGTCCTATCTTGACTGCTGTGACTCCCTGGACTTTGCTCCAAGGATCAATGCATTCCTAAATTATATTCACAACTACGGTACATGCAAGAATCCAAGGGAGCCAAAATGGGACTGACTGTTTTCAACGACAAGAAAGTAGACACCAAAAAACAACCAATGTTTTTCGGAGCTCCCTTGGGGATGCAACGATACGATGAATATAAGTATCCTGACTTCGACAAACTAACACAGACACAACTCGGTTACTTCTGGAGACCTGAAGAGGTATCTCTACAGAAGGACCGTGCCGATTACAAGACACTGAATGAGCAACAAAAACATATCTACACCAGCAACCTCAAGTATCAGATCCTTCTGGACTCTGTGCAAGGGCGTGGTCCTGGCATGGCATTCTCACCTTACTGTAGTCTTCCAGAGTTGGAAGGATGCATGGGAGTCTGGGAATTCATGGAGCAGATTCACTCTCGCTCCTATACCCATATCATCAAGAACGTATACGCAGACCCATCAGAAGTCTTCGATGCAGTATTAGATAATGACAAGATCCTTGACCGTGCTACAGCAGTATGCAAAGCATACAATGACTTCATTGAGGTAGCAACTGAGTGGTCACTCAGTAACATGTGGAAGGAAGGTTGGAAAGACTCTCCTACTTCACAGTGGACTATCAGAGATGTCAAACGTAAACTCTATCTGGCGATTGCTAATGTCAATATCCTTGAAGGAATTCGGTTTTATGTTTCTTTTGCTTGCAGCTTTGCTTTTGGTGAACTTAAACTCATGGAAGGTTCTGCAAAAATTATCTCCCTTATTGCCAGGGACGAGTCACAGCACCTCGCATTGACCCAGAAGATCCTCTACAAGTGGAAGAAGGGTGACGATCCTGAGATGCAGCAGATCATTAAGGATGAGGAAGAGACAGTGCGTCAGATGTTCCTTGACGCAGTTGCCCAAGAGAAAGAGTGGGCAAAATATTTGTTTGAGAATGGTAGTATGATCGGTCTTAACGAGCGTCTGCTTTCTCAATACGTGGAATGGATTGCTAATCGTCGTATGAAAGCAATCGGACTAGCACCCGCCTTCGATATCCCTGCTAAAAACAATCCTCTGCCTTGGACAGAGCACTGGCTAAATAGCAAGGGTCAACAAAATGCCCCTCAGGAAACTGAGATTGAATCCTATGTCGTCGGGGGAATCAAGCAGGATGTTAGTGCGGAAACTTTTAGCGGGTTTAAGCTATAAAATTACAACATGGATACGGATACCCAAGGTGTATCCAGATACACATCACGATGCCGAGAAGAAATTGGAAGAGACAAGCGAGGTCCCTGTATACAAACGAGACACAATCGACTGGTATTCCGAAAACCCCGATACATGGTATCAGGGACCACTTATCCTTCTTGAAGAAACTCAAGAAGGACTTAAAGAATACCAAGCCCATTAGTAACACTCCCTACCATCGTCGCAAAAAGAAACGAAAGAAGTAGGGGGTTGCATAAATAGTAATGTCATGCTATCATGACAACACGTTCATCCCACTCTTGGGTGGGACGCAAGTAAGTCGCGCAACGGAGCGTTGATCCCATGTTTGAATTACTTCTGTATTCATCACTCACCTGCCAACAAGCTGATACAATCATGCTTAAAATGAAAGCAAATGAGGATCTCTCACATGCTTTTAAGGTAGAGTTGATAGAGACCGTAAAGGAATCTGTCCCTGAGTGTTATTGGGACGCACACGATTGAAGGAACGGGGATTAAAAACCCTAACTTCGGAGACGACATGAACACACTTAACCTCATTCGCAAGCAAATTCACAAGGCATCTGCCTTGCATAACGCACAGATTACTCACACCACATATCGCGGTGTAAAGTATGACACACGTTGTGTGGAAAGCAAAGAGTCTCACGGGACTTTCTGCTACCGTGGAAAGACCTACAGCAAGTGACCTAAGTAAGAGGGGGTAACCCCTCTTTTTTATTATACTTTTATATGAAACTATTAACGTTAGATGATTACAAGAAAGCAGGAGATACTTTCTGGGAAAAGTATTGGTATGTTGCTAAAGAGTTAGGCGGTGATGCTAAGACCGAAGACATCCTCAAAGTAATGGAGTCTCTGGGTGCTGTTGCACTCAAGTTGAGACTAGAAGAAGATAAAGTTTCGCCGTTTGGATTCAAGAAGGAGACTGAAGAAGATGTCATTGAATAAGATCGACACACAGGGCATGAGTCTCCCTGGCAAATCAAAGAAACCTAGTAGTTATGCACCTATGCCTGTCAAGGTAAGGACAATCTTTACACCAGAAGAACGTATTGAGTTGAAGCAAATTATTCATGAAGCACTTGATGAGAGGATACCTAAGTGAAACCACAGAGTGCGAAAGCAAAGGGTAGAAACTTCCAGAAGTGGGTGAGAGACATGCTCATTGAGCATAGGGATGTCCACCCTGAAGACATTGAGTCTCGCAGCATGGGTGCTGGTGGAGAAGATCTCATCATGGCACGAGATGCTAGGAAGAAATTTCCTTTTAGTATCGAGTGTAAAAATGTAGAGAAGTTGAATGTGTATGATGCTTACGATCAGGCATGTGCTAACTCTGGAAATTACGAACCCATCCTCTTCATGAAAAAGAATAGGAAGCAAGCACTCGTGGTAGTGGATGCCGAATGGTTTATCAAACACTTTGGGGTTGACAGTCAACCTATTGAGCATATATAATTAGCAAGTTAAGGGAAGTGGAGACCTACCATGGAAAATCAATTTCTTGAGGAGATTGATGAGATTAATTACACAATCGAATTTCTAGTAGACCAACTACATGAAGCCTTAGCAGCAGGAGATCTCCTACGAGGTGAAGTCCTTGCAGACAAGATCAAACAATACTCTGAAGCATCTAAATGATTCATTCTTTATTCTCAATTCCGATTGCACACTATGAAATACAGAATTGGAAACAGAATAAAGAAAAGATCATGAGTGCTCTGCCTATCTTTGGGCAAGAGCATTTAGATTCTAATGGTGAGCAATACACAGACTTCTTTCATCAGGCAGAGTGGGAGTTGCCACCTTACGCTGATACGGTAATTGATATTATCGAGCCATACATTGCTGAGTTTACTGAGCGTAGACGCACCGAGTTTACTGACATGTGGTGTCAAACATCATACAAAGGTCAGAAGCACGGTCTACACAATCATGGACACAGTGGATGGTCAGCAGTAATGTATGTGGACTTTGATCCACAACTCCATCAAGCCACGCAATTCATTTCACCTTTCAATAATCCTTGGAGCGGTAGGTTACAGTCCTTCGTCCCACCTGTTAAAGAAGGTGACATGGTTATTTTTCCAGCAACCATTGCACATGAGGCACTACCCAATGAGTCAGACAGACCACGCACCATCGTTTCGTTTAACCTACGAGGCAAAGTTGACAAGGTTAAGAGGACTATGTGGGAGGGTGACCCAATCGTTCGTGTGAATGCTTAAGGTCCAGTAGCTCAGTGGAATAGAGCAACTGCCTTCTAAGCAGTCGGTCGATGGTTCGAATCCATCCTGGATCGTTGCACCCTAGGGTGCATGTTGGAAAACCGAATAGGAGTCAGTCATGACTGTTAGAGATCGCTTTGCAGATTCTATGCAAATTCTGAAGGAGACTGTCAATGGTAACATTGCCCTTGACACAGAGTATCCTCCCCTCTTCTCAGCACTCTGTCGCTTTTACAGTGACAAGAGCGCACGTCACGTCCACTTTTGGGGACTGGATGTTGAGGAGGACTATACGATTCTCATTGATAACATGATTGCCGATGGCGTCCTGGAAATGACCTAAACTTTACCCTGGTCGGGATACTTATGCTTAACGAAGAAATCACAATTTATAAAGGTAACGTCTGCACCCCACTTAATGATGAGTGTAATGACTTCATCTGGGGTAATTTTATTGATGAATCCGTTGTGACGGGACTTGAAGATTTCTGGCATAATCAAAACGTCTTGAATTTTCATGAGGGTCAGGTCCTTAGACAGGGAGATGTGACAGTTGATAAAGAGTATAAAGACTCTCTTGATCTACACATCCCCTTTCAACTGTCCTGTCCTCAAGTGCAAAACTATATGCACGCACTTCAAGACGTGCTCAATCAATACTTGGTTAGGTTTCCCTTCTGTGAGACCTCACGCTTCCAAGTAAAAGAACCACTGTCCATGCAGTGGTATCCTAAAGGTGGTGGATTCAAGCAGTGGCATACCGAAAGGTCTAATGCCCTGCCTGGATCCGTCTACCGACATTTAGTCTTCATGACTTACCTCAATGATGTCCCTGATGGTGGTACCGAATGGTATTATCAGCAGAAGTATGTCCCAGCGCAGCGTGGATACACTGTGATCTGGCCAGCAGACTGGACATTCCACCATCGTGGTAGGGTGTCTAATACAGAAGAGAAGACGATCATTACAGGTTGGTTTAATTTTATCTAAGGAGTTACATGGAGACACAGGACGACAAATGGAATAGGGGACTTGACATTTTCATAGAGAGTGTGCTAGAACCTGATCCCAAACTGAGAGCATGTGCTCATTCCCAGAAATGTTACCACGAACTGTTGTGGATCCGTGAGGATGTGCTATCATATTTGAAGACACTCAGACGACCATGAATGATCTTGACCCACAGTCAGTCGCAACGACCAAGACCACTGTGATTCACGAGAGGTTTCCCTATCGCTATGTGCAGAGGGGTCACATTCAACTGAATGGCAAACCTGATTTTCGTTTGCAAAAAGCAAACGAGTATACTAAAAAGTATTCTGACATCTATCTCTTTGATAATGGTGATCAGATGCTTCTTGCTATTGAAGACTTTGAGTATGCCAAATGGTTAGACCCTGCTGGTGTGCCTTGCTATACACGAGACAGTGTTAAAGCGTCTTCTTAACGTCTGGAAGTATTCCCTAGGGTCATTCTCTGATGACAAGACGGGACCCTATGACAATTACATTGCAGGTATTCGTACCTGCATTTTTATTTCGTATCTTGTCACCAATTGTTTTATCGTCAGCGGAGTTATCCGTCACTGGAATTATGAAAGCAGAATTGACAGCAGCAACAGAGGCGCTCAAGAAAGCACTGCACAGTGCGATCGATGACCCTAACTTCAACCGTAGTCACCTGAGTGAGCTGTGGCGTCACTACAATGGTCTACAGACCATCACTGAGCAGTGTGCTGAGGACGTGCCACAGATCGAATTCCCTAGCAGTCCGATCTATCTCAACGATAACTATGACTTCCAGAACATTGACACTGGTATCGCTGGTGCCGCTGGTGCTGACACGATCACCTTCAGTGGGGACACCTTTGCAGCACAACCAGTAGACCTCGGTGGGGTGATCGGTGGACAGGATGTCATCACATTTTCTTAAGGGGGCTTGACAAATATTGTAAAGTTATATATAGTTACAAGAAGTAACATACCTTAACAAATGACTGTTACAATCGAAGACGGTGGTCGCACCAACATGTATGCCACCGAGCCCCAAATGTACATCGACCCTAAAGTGGAGAAAGCAATGCAATCAGAAGTATACGAGACTCACAATGAGTCCGCAGAGAAACTCAACGGACGCCTAGCCATGCTTGGCATCGTCTCTGCCTTCCTGTCCTATGCCTTCACTGGCAAACTCTTCTTCGGAGTGTGGTGAAATGACTCCTCAAGCAGAACGTTTTAATGGTTGGATGGCAATGATCGGAATCGTTGCAGCAATGGGCACCTACGCTGTCACAGGACAGATCATCCCAGGTATTTGGTAATGAGTCTAGAGGTATTTCAGACGATCGTCTTCTGTTTTACTCCTTTCATCATCTTGCTACTACTAGCAGACACTGATGAGGATGACGACGGAAGTGATGGGGGAATGATGATTCCTTCTTATGCTCCAACCTCTTGACAACCACGCTAAATACGCTATGATACTCGGGTGCCTCAGGCACCCTTTTCTATTATGGATAGACTAGACATGAGACCACTTGTAATGGTAACAGCAATGCTGCCACTGCTTATGGCATGTACTTCATCTGCTCCTCAGAAATCTGAAGCAGCAGGACTGAGACCTACAAAGATCTTAGAGACTAAATGGGAGTGTGAAGATTGCTCCCCTGAAGAGAGTAAAGTCGTAGCGTATTTACAAACACCATCAGTAAATATCAAAGACAAAAATGCTATTGCTACAATTCTTGGCAACATTAGACAGGAGTCTAATTTCACTGCCAATATATGCGAGGGAGGTGCTAGAGTTCCTTACCACGATTGTCATCGGGGTGGCTATGGCATCATTCAGTGGACCAGCGTAAACCGCTACGTCAACCTCGGCAAATTTGCCAATAAGTTTGAGTGTGATCCCTCCACATTCGACTGTCAACTTCGTTACATGGTTAACGAGAATATATTTCAGCGTCAACTTCCATACTTCCAATCGAATGGAATGAGTATTGCATACTATATGCAACCTTCTTATCGTTGGTTGGGATGGGGTATCAAAGGTAACCGTGAAGTATATGCTTGGGATTATCTAAATAAACTCAGGTTGGATGCATGAGTCATGTATTGCTTAGAGTTTTACTGGGATGGTAACTGGGTTAAGTTAAAAAACTACTCCAACCTATCCCTACACAAGGCTCAATTTCTTCTGCACCTGTGTGAAGCAGGGCAGAAGGCATTCCAAACTAAAAAAGAATTCAGGATGATTGCTCAATGATTGAAGACTGGCGTTATGACGACGGCAAGATGGCAGAGAGACAGATTTGTCTGACTGCATTTATTCATAAGCAAATCCCCATAAATAGAGAAGTGTATGAGTTCTGTCACTACTATGTGTCGAATGGGTTGCTTAATGTCCCATCCACCCAGCAAGGATTAGAAGAAGCATTGTCTACCCATGGCGGAGACCTCTATGCTTTCGTTGGTGAGAATCTCTTCAAAGAATTTTCTAAATACCAATCCATTAATGGAAGAAAAGAAACAACTCTCAACAAAAAAAGCAGTAAAGAAACTACTTAAAGGAGCAAAGAAACATCCCAATTGGTATACACCAGAGGAAGTTTTGTATGCTAAGATGATTAAAAAGACACTGAAAAAAAAGTAACATGCGTATTGTGATTGTCGGTGGTGGTACATCTGGTTGGATGACTGCCGCCGCTTTTTGTAAAACTTTCCCTAACTGGGACATCACTATGATCAATGGTGGTGATGCCATCGGTGTAGGTGAAAGCACTACGCCACACATCAATCAGTATCTTGATTACATGGGAATCACTGATGAAGTATTCCTCCCTGCAGCACGAGCAACATTCAAATCCTCTTCAAGGTTTGATGGTTTCGTGAAGGAGG